GAAAGAGGGGAAGTCAAATGGGCTTATTTTAAAGGTAAGATTCGCCAAAGGGTACGATAGCTTTTTAAAGTTAAAAGAAGCTAATAGGTTTAATGCCTCATCTGTGTTAATACAAGATAGGTCAATAGTAGTATTATTAATAAATCCAGCGGCTGTTACGTTTGCCTGGTTAGTCATTGATACTGTATCTAGTTTAGGAGTCTCATTTCCAGTAATATTTTGATACTTAAATGTAAAAGTATTTGGAAGTTCTGCTCTACTCCCTCTGGTGATTTTAATATCATCTGCAATATCAATATCAACATTTGGTAAATCTGTGATGTTATAATCAAGTCGTAATAATTTATAATAATACTTACCTGTCAAACTGTTTAGGTATAAAATTCCATGAGTATATCTAAGTATTTCTTGAATCCAATCAAGACCCTTTTTAGAGGTGTTTATAATCATGTTAAGGCCAAGCTTTTCCTGATATAAGGTAGCTGCAGCTGATTCAAAGGAGGCTGAATCAATTAATGCAGGGGACATTTTCAAGAAAGTTACCAGCAAGTCATAAAGAATAAATGCAGGATTGGCATTATTAATAGGTAAGGTGTACGTGGTAACCTCAGGGGTATTTGCTGCAGTCTGATTAGCTGCAACAGTCGCCCCTATAAAACCAGTGCCATATTGTCCTGTTAAAGAGGCCGCTAAATTAGCGGTAGTGGTTATTGTTTTTGTACCAACTATATTCTTGTAAGTAGCATATCCTAGTAAACTAGAACAAGAAGGTATACTAGTTCTTCCTAACAAAAACCCATAAACTGGAACATTCCTAACATTATCACCGATAAAAACTTGAGGAAACACAAAGTAAGATACATCTTTATATATAATATTAGAGCCTGTTTTTGCTGTTAAGTAGCTACTAGCCTCCGTTTGGTACCCGTTAAAGAAAGTAACTGTGGAATTTCCAGTACGAGAACCTCCAACCTCAGAGGATATTCCTGTTTTACAAGAAAAAGAGGTGTTATTGGTGGTTATATTTCCTGACCATACCCGAGACTCCTGCAAGTACATTCCATAAAAGTTTTCTACAGAAGTGCACACAGCATATGCCATATCCAAAAAGTAAGCGTAACCAACTAACTGAGAGCCTCCACCTTTTCCCATTGTTTACCCTCCGCTAAATATTGGTTTATTTTGTAGATTAGAATAGTAGATACAATTACCTTTAAGATATACTGTTCCATAAATTACAGGAACTACTCTGGAGGTGGAATTATCAGGACTTGTGAAATCGGCTAAACCACTAGGTGATTGTGCCTCAGGCCCTGCTGGAGTAGGCATAAACAAGAACATAGCAACTAATAAAACTACTGCAATAACTAATAACCACATTAGATAGACTCCGTGACTGGATTTTTTGAAGGAATAAAAGGGAAACCGCCAAAATTTGGTAAATTATTAAACTTATTTGCACACTCAGTAGTTGATTTATTACACCCCTTAAGGAAAGCAATTACTGATGGTATTGAAATTAAAGGAGTAGTTAAAGTTACTGTCCCATCTACATGAGTAAGTATAAAGGATGTTTCCCCTAAGTTTGTTTCTATACTCCCCCCTGTAAAAGTCCCAGAAGGTACAGAAAGTAAATCAGTACTTGTTATAGAATCTCTTAAGGTATTAAGAGTAAATGTAGAGCTGTTTATTAGGTGAGACGCACTATTTACACCACAATTTTGGTCAAATAAAAGAAATGAACAACTAGTTCCGTAAGTTCGGTAAGGCACTTCACTATCAAAAAAAGCTTCTCTTCTTTTTAAGGTGGCAGTTACTTTTTGTTTTGAGCGGTCAAAGTTTACGTTAGTAACTATACCTTTAAATACCTCAAACCCAGAAGAATAGTCATATATAGTTATCTCAACCTCACTTGAAGGGGAGGATAGTACAAAATACCTAAAAGGGTAGGTATCCTGTGGTAAATCTAAGCGAACCTCAGCATTAGTTAACTCTAGACTTATTTCTGTCCTAGTAATAGCGGAAGGTATAAAAGTATATCCTAAAAGTTCTATCGAGAACTCTGAGGAGGTATATGTAGCTACCCGTCCCTGGAAAGAAATTTTGTATAAGTCCATAGTATTTAATCCCTAAGTTATTAATATATTACTATAATCGTTATAGAGTTCTACAAGGGACAGTTTTACAGTACTAAAGTTAACATCTTCTAACTCAAAAGTTAATACGTCTGTATCCAAACGGCAGTAATATAAAAAGTTAACCTCTCTACAGGTCTCCGTACTATTAAAAGGAGGAATTACATCATATAAATAGAGCTTCTCACAAGGTTCTCCCTGACCATTTACGTATTCCTCAACAGATAATACTTGAGAGGCAAAATTTGCATTAGGGATATATAACATTTTATTAACAAAACCATAAGTCATAGATGTATATGCTTTTTTAATAAGTATAAAATTATCACCAGAGGAGGGCTGAGCGTCAAAAGAAAAAGCGTTATTCCTAGCGTTAAACAGAAATGTCTTATATTTTCCTGATACAGAATCAAACCAATTCTTTAATAAAACCCTTTCAGCAACTGTGTTCTGTGCTAATGAGACACTAAAGTATTTGTAGGGGTCTGCATCTGATACAAACTTCTGTTTCTGATATATCTCACCTAACACTTGATAATTAGCTTTTAAATTTTCTCCCACTGATTCATAAACAACAAAAGGAAATAAGGTATTTTCAAACATTGGTCTATTTTCTGCTGGAATATCGGAGTAAGTTTCTTGACCTGGTGCTTTCCATGTAACAGCAAAAACACCAGTACTTGTTGTCCCTATAAACCTACACTTAATAGAAGCAATACCATTAGGAAGTGTTGCTGACCCTTCTCCCCCTGCCAGTAAGGAAGTAGCTACAACTACATCATTAACTAGTATTTCTGCGGTTCCTCCAGTAGTGGTTATCTTAAAGTAATAAACACCATAAGAAGGTAGATATAAGTCCCCTGTCATTATTAATAAAGAAGAACTGGGGGTGGTATAATATGTAGCTATAGTCTCAGAAATATTATCCTCATAATGTGTACGAATTAGCTTAGAATTTATTGCGTAAGTTAATTCCCTTGTATCAAATAATAAAGAGGTTGTGGGGACTGAAAACCCAGTAGCATCATAGTGCTTTACTAAAAATCTTCTCATTAATACTCCTGCAATGATATATTATGGGATTGTCCAGAAGAGCTATTATATGAAGTACTAGTACTTTTTGAGGGTATCATCAAGGCAACAGGCATTATCCAAGTTCCTTGAGCACAGCTTACAGGCTTTAAAAGTACCAAGGAGGAGGGAGTTACACTAACAATTCTAGCTAAGGTAACTTCTAACTCTGTAGTATATATACACACGTAATTTCCTGGGATAAATATATCATTATAAGTATCACAAGGTACCGTAGTAGATGAGGATACTTGTGCGGTAGTTTTAGAAGAGAACGCCCAAAGTGGTTGATACATCTCACTATATAATCCGCTATACACAGTATTCTCGAAAAAACTTGCCATACTAGCAGAAGACGCAGTTAATTTATAATTAGATTTTATTTTAGCTTTTGTCATAGTACTAACTCTTTTTTCTTTACCGCTTGTAGACTCAAATATATTAGTTCGGTAAGTATAGGATTCATTATAAGAACCTCTGTCTGGGAATAAAGAGTAAATTACAACGGGCTGTCTAGTAATAGTAACATAAACCCAAATAGTAACTTTATCAAAATAGATAGGACAGAAATCGGCAATTTCTGAGTCTCCAGATAACAACTTAGCCTTTATATTAATGGTAGCTTGTCCTAGAGGGGGAATTGATGCTCCTATAGCTAACCCTGATATTTCACACCCAAAATGCTCAGGTATAGTATGAGATGTTATAGTAATGCTATCCAGTCTTTTATTATATATTATTAGTTGTAAACTTTTATCTGAAGTAATAACTCCAAAAGTTAATTCTCTATTTGCTGGGGAAGTTAATACTTCATATCCTATATTATCTTTTAAATCACCGTTAAAAATAACATTATTATTAGTTGAAGGCGTGATGGGTACTAAAACACTTCCAGCAGTAGAGCCACTAAAATTTATTGGGGTTATTGAGTCAGATGCAGTACTAGAAATGACCCCGACTACTGCAGAAATAACTTGTGAGTTTACTGAGCTGGTATTTTGTTTCTCCCCAAATAAATAAGTTAACTGTGTACCCCAGCGTCTTTGGTAAGCTAATATAAAAGGTATAGTACTAGTACGTTGAGGGGTTACTTGAATAATTTTACCAGAATAGGATAGAGAAACCTGACTGGTCTGGGAGGAGGAGCTAACCCCTGCAGGGTATGCAAAAGTTGCCATATATCAGTCCTTAGTTAAATTTTTATTGCAATTCTATTATTTGTATCAGTAAATATGGAATAATACTGACTCCCTCCTACAGTTACTGGCATATTTATGGAAGGAGTTACTCCATAATATTTATAGAATCCTTTTAATACCCCGATAGGTTTATACTCTGAGTTTACAGTCCCAGTAAGGTTTACACCCGCTACTAGCTGCGTTAGAAGTAGCTCTCCAGTAGTTAGGTTGTACCCTGCAGTAGTATAATGTACTGGGGTAACTAAATCATTATACCCCTGCTTCCCAGTTCTAGATAAAGCAATAGTCGACCCATACCAGTCGCCCTCATAAAGTATATAATAAGGGGAAGATAAGAATTTACTACTAACACTAACCTGACCTCCAGAGTAATTAAAAAATTTATCTAAAGCTCCCCCGTAGATAAAAGAGTTTACAGCTAAAGCACTATACCCACTATTGGATAAGGAAGACCCAAAATGGTTAAGAAGAAAGTAACTCGTATCCCCTATAAAGGTAAAGTCTGCAGGTTCTACTGCCCAAAACTTAGTGTCAATATCAATATAAGCATAATCGTATAATAGATTATCCACAGAACATACAGTACCAGGCTGTCTATCTACACCCAACAAAGTATCATAACCTTTATTACTATACATAAAAAGACGAGCAAGTTCAGTGTCATATTTGAAAGAAAAATACAAGGTATTTCCATCTGGCTGTGTGGAGGATACGTACAATTCGGTAGTAAAAGTATCCATAGTAACATAATCTTCAGAATTAACAAAAGTTAATGGAGAAAGCCACCCATTACAGGCATTAGTATATGATGAGCCATGATAGGCTAGGTATTGACCACTAGTTGCCGTAATTGGGGTTGTAAATGTTAATGTAATAGCCTTATTATTAGTAATTATATAATTAGTGCTGTTTATAACACTACTAAGCCCACTTAAAGTAGTAAGTACCTCTCCATTAACATCCGTTGTTACTATTGATGTTCCCTGGTACCCCGACTGCCAAGCATGAGCACTTAATAAAATTCGCATTGGTTTATTTGTAATATTAAACCCATATCGTACTCTACCTATAGGCACAGCGGGGGCATCAGGGGTTTCGGGAAGGTCTTCAAACTGAGACTGACCTGATAAACTATAATACTTATACGTAGGAAAAACAGCATTTGGATTATGGTTTACTGTGTTTAAGTGTAACTTTAATTGCCCTGAGGGGTAATAGTTAACATTATTTCGGTAAGAGTTCCATGTATATAGAAACATGTGGGGATATAATAAATGGTCGCCCCTGCTGATTACAGGGGAGGTGGCTGTTTTATTAATAGTCCAACCTATATCTATAAACCTGCTTTGTAACCAAGATAGTGGGTCTACCCCTAACCCAGTCAGCCCTAAATAAGAATCTTTTTCATTATAAAACATAATAAATACTCCAAATTAATTTAATTTTATTGCCAGTCTATAGTTATTTGCGGTCGAGGCATCTCCATCATCTAAAACTATATGGTCAACAGAGTTAATTGTAATAATATCTTCTGCACTAGCTTGATTTTTAGATATAACAGAAACTCCAGGGATTACCCCTATAACACTAGCCCCGTAGTAGGCGGTTACATTTGCCATAAATACACTATTTATTATATTTTGAAGGGATGATATACTAGCGGTAGTACTCCCAACGGAGGCATTTACATATCCAGAATACCCTAACCTGTATAAATTATTTGAGGCATATAAATACCCACTTCTAAAAGTAGTGGAACTAACAGTAGTCCATAAATAGGTAGTTGTAGTGGTGGTACCAGATATAAAAATATTGTTAGCTTCATTTCCTAGTGTAGAAATAATTCCAATATACCCTGATTGGTATAAAGGAGTTGCCCTAGCGGAAGTTGTGTCATGTAACTTATAATTTAAACTAACATATGAATCTGTAACAACAATCCAGTACTTCTTTAAAGCAGAGGATGTATTAGACACACAAGCTAATACTCTTGGACTCCCTGAGGCTCCAGTAACTTTAGGTACTCTATTATCAATTGGTAGATTATATATACCTAGAGTTTCTGTGGCACCAAAAGTGTAACTATTTAATTCAATGTTATCACTACTATTTACAAGAATACTTATATATAATTTAGAGCCATTGGCTAATAGTTTGGAGTAATACCCTCCTTTGGCTTTATTTACTTTGTGATTAAAAATCTCATAAACATAAGGGTCAGTAGAGACCACTGGGGTTGATTTATTAACAAGAGCTAAAACTTCCGAAGGTGTTAATACTTTATTCCAAGTAATAAGCTGGTCTATAGTTATAGAGTTAGTACCGTCAAATCTCCATATAGCTGGATACTTGGTGGTACTTCCTGGGAAACCTCTCAGTGTACAAGTAAAAGTATTAACGTCATTAACGTAAACATTTAAAACTTTGGAGGTATTACTAAAAGTAAAGGTTAATAGAAAGTACTCCTTACCACACTTTGTAACCCCATCTACATCCATCATCTCTAAAGCCGTAGTGGTACAAATCTCGTCCCAAATTGCTGGATATTTTTTATTAAGAAATAAAAAAAATCCCATTTTACCAGAAAAGGTAAATCCTGAGATATTAGATACATTTTTATATGACCCTGCACCAACTGTCTGGTAATAATCAACAAAACTACTTATATATTCTGCAAAATTAACTTGCATGGTTACTGAGAATTCAGTTGGCATAGGGGAAAAAAATACATCTGGGGCAGAGCCTTGAGTAGTGTATGTTTTATGAGTTAAGTACTGTCCTGGGTAACACTTAAACCCAGTAGTAGAGCTGTACTTTCCTGGCATAGGCTTGGCTGTTCCTATATAGATATTACCTTTACTGCTCTCCATAGAGCTTATATTACCAGACATTTCTTTATTCCAACCCTGAGAGGTAAGAAGGGTTTCTAAATCTCCGAACATTTCATCAATGTTTTTATTAATACCTACAGTAAAAGCCATAAAAATCCTTTGAAGTTACTTTAAAGTCAAGTAAAATTACTTGACTGCATTATTAATCACTTGTCTACCAGCTCTCGAAGTTAAGTAAGCTTCTATGACTGAAGGGTCAAGGGAGTTTACAATGACAACTTCAGAGTTACTGGCAGGAGCTTGTTGAGTAGCTTGAGGAGCATTTCCTGCTCCTTTGATTGCTGCCATATCTTTTCTGCTGAGAACGTATTCTCCAGTTTGAAGAGTTGCAGGAACCTCATCACTTCTTAATCCTGCTCTATTATCGTTCGATACATAACCCCCTGTGTGGAAAGTCTGCGCTTTAATCTGCGCAACTTGTTGCATACCTGCTGCTACAGCTCCTGCAGCTGCGACAGGAGCTAAGTAAGGGCCTACATAAGGTATAGAAGCCGTAGCTGCATAAACTGATTGAGCAGCCTCATACGTTTTAACAATCGTAGTAGCCACAGAAAGAGCTTGCATAGCTTTAAATGCACCTTTACTCTTATTACCACTAAGTAGATAGTATACATTAGCAATGTTAGAGAGTGCATCAAAGGTTTGTTGAGCTTGGGCTAAATGAGCACCCATCTTAGCAGCCTCTAAAGCTTTCATACGTTGGTTTTGGAGAGTTTGCATCTCGAATTCAGTATCATGGAATTGTTGAAGAAGTGCTTTTCTCTGCTCCATTGCGGCTATTTCATCTTCACTACCTGGAGTCATTCCACTCATATCTTGGGCATTAGTGCCTAACTCTTGTCCTAGATTATCTTTTTGAGCTGTTAAAGTTGCTTGCTGAGTATCAAATATTTTATTAATATTCTGTTCATTTTGTTTCATACCTAGTCCAGAGAAATTTCCCATTCCCATACTAGTAAAGTTTGTGCCTGTTATAGCATCTTGGCCATCTTCTCTTTGGGTTTTTAGTTTGTCACCAATCATAACCCTAGCTTGAGGCTCTGTAAATCCAGCTTGTAAGAGTCTTTCAATTTCTCGCAGTACTTCCAGGTCTTTCTCATACCCAGAAGTTCTGTTTACGAAGTTTTCATACTCAGCGGCAATAGTTCTTTGGGCATCTAATTGTCTAGCAGTTGCTATAGTTTCTGCTGTTTTGTCTTTGATAATATCTTTAGTAAGCCCCTGTTGTAATTTATACTCATCTGTTATATCTTGGGTAAGTTTTTTCTCTTTCTCTTTAATAGCATCCCCACGTTTTTTATTACCACTATCATATTTGTTAAAATTATCTATCTCTTTAACAAGTTCTAATTCCTGCTCTTTTAATACTTTTAGTCTTTGTGCAGACTCTGCTTGTAAATTAGTATCTGATAAAGTTTTACTTTGTGCAATTTGTAAATCTGTAACTACAAAGGCTGAGTTAATTGCTCAGCCATAAGGCGAGTAACTTCTCTGACTTGTACATTATCCTCTTTTAACAATTTAGTCATTACGTGCTTATCTAGTAATCCTAAAGTATCTAACCTAGCTTTTGCTTCTGTAAGTGTTAATATTTGTTGGTGAGACTCTACATATTTTTTAGAAGCACTAACTACTGCATCTAAGGCCTTCTGTTTCTCTAGGTCTGGGTTAGCGGTTTTAGAGTAGTTCTCAGCCTCAAGGGTTACTTTTTCTACAGCTTTACCAGCAGCTATTGGGTCACTACCAGCTTTTGTTATATCATTCATAAACTGTCTGGCCAATGCTTTACCAGCCTCTGGGACAGCATCTATAGTATTCTGTAACATTGCTATCTCTGTTTTAGATAACTTACTAATAGTATTAGCTAACTCAGCAGATAGCTCTTTAGTCTTTCCAGTAACATTAACATTACTATTATATAAACTTTCATATTTTGAAGCCGCAGAGGTAAGTAAATTTATATATTCAGGGGAAACTAATGTCTGGACTTGGGTTGCACCACTTTTAACACTAATAGCCCCTTTATCTTGTACTAAGTTGGGGGCATTAAATGCTGGACTTGCAGTACTTGTAGTTGCTGCTGGGGAAAACTTTTGTGTAGGGGAGTAGGCTGGGCCACTCAGAGTTGTCTTCATATTTGCTACGGTGCCTTGGTAGAATCTCATACCCTTGCCTGAAGCATCTACGGCTATATGCATAACAGCCTTTCCTGTAGCCTCCATAACCTCTAAGATAACCTGACCAACTCCTTTAAAAATATCTGGGTTCTGTTCCATATACTTTTGCATACGTTTACCCTCATCAACGTTTGCGAGTTGTATATCTACTGCTCCAGATACTCCATGCTGCCCCTTATCACCAGCTCTCCCTGAACTTGTAATTTGGTATTGTTTATCAAACCCCTTTTCTAATCTTGATATTTGAGTAGCAAGAAACTGAGTATTATTAATCATTTCTTGAGTATACTTTAAGTCAGCCCCAGCTCTAGCATAATTAGCTTCAGTTACTTTTAACATTTCTTTTTGATTTGCTGCAGTATCATCTTTTAGGCTATAAATTCCTTTTGCGTTGGGGATTACTGCTGGGCCTGTAGCGTTAGGGTTTTGGGCCATAAGCTTAAATCGTTCAGCCAACACATCAGTTTGTGTCGTCATATTCTTAAGAGATAAAGCCCACGTATCCATATTCTTTTGATTGGCTACGGTACTAAAGTCTGCTGACTGAATAGATTTTTTGGCTAATTCTAGTTGACTAATAAAATCAGAAATTTCTGTGATTCTTTTAATATCTTTTTCATTAGTTGCTTTTAAAATCCCTGTCAATGAAGCAATATTAGCATCTAATGCAGAAGTCATAGCACTTTGTGCTTTTCCTCCAGATACTGCTAGGAGTTCTGGGTTCTTTTGATTAGCGTACGCAGTCATCATAATCGTTGCATCTTTTACAGATGACTTAGAATCTAATATAGCACTATTGATATTTAAAGCTTTAGTTAGATTATCTACTTCTAACTGGGCAGCTGTAATCTTTAACTCAATCTTATAAGCTTCTGTTACACTTGCATTTTGTTTTAGTTTAATCAGCTCCCTAATTTTATCTTGGGTTTTAGTAATCTTATCATCTAGAGTAACCACTGCATCTTTAGACTCTCCAAAAGCAGCCGCCATACCTATTGCTACAGACGTTATACCTACAACTATAGCAGCTATAGGGTGTCTAGATATTGCAGTCATTAATCCCTGTAAAACAGCCATTGCTGCTGAGGCCCCAGTAGCTCCTGCTGTAATTGTTCCTAACGCAGCTGTAATTCTTATAGCAGCCCCCACAATAGCAGCCCCAGCTAATGCCCCTAAAACAACCTGCATAGCAATTCTAAATTTATCCCAGTTCTCCCTAATTGCTGTTATAGTATAATTAAACTTATCCAAAGCTCCAATTGCAAACTCGGTAGCTGCCTGTGCAAACGGTAATAAAGCCCCAACAGTATTTTTAAAACTTAGGGCTAATGAATTACCCAGTTTTTCCCACGTTATAGCATAACTTTCGGTAATAAAGTTAGCCTTATCAATTTCCCCATTTACCCCCGCATTAAGCTTTCTTAAATGAAGAAAAAAGTTATCAGCATTATTTCGTAGCAATGTAATTGATTGTAGAGCAAGAATATCCATGCCTCTGGTAATTCTTCCAAAGTCATTATCAGAGAGTCCCTTAAGTTTAGCAACAAACTCAGCCATTGCTTTGTTTGATTCTTCAGTGCCCATCTTCATACGAGCAATCATTATCTCTTGGTCAGTACCAATAGCTTTAAAGAAACTTGTCACTTCTCCTGAAGTCTCAGATAATACGCTTGAGAATCTACGAATTTGTGTACCAATAGTAGAAGCGTTTACCCCTGCATTTGAAAAAGATATAGCCATAGCTGATACTGCGTTTGCAGTCATTCCAGAAGAACGTGCAGCGGCCAAAGCGTAGTTGGAGAATGTACCAATATCTTGAGTAGACATACGAGACTGGTTTGCCATGTACGCTAAAGTATTTGAAAGGTCTTCAACGCTTGGAGTAGTGCCAGTTATAGCGTCTTTAACATCCCCAAAAACTTCTTTATAGGTAATCAAAGCACTTGCAGATGTTGCAAAGCTATCTCCAGTAAGTCTTGCCATTTTTATAATGTTTTCTGTCGCAGTAGCAACTTCTGCCTTATCAAAACCAGCACGGCCTAAAGTTAGTGCAGCCTCATTAATATCTTTTAACGTACCACCAAATTTTACGCTCAATCCTGCTAGTCTTTTTTCCAAACGTCCAGCAGACTCAGACGACATATCTAAAACTGCAGATAAAGTATGAATTGCTTGGTCATATTCTAGAGTATACGCAACCCCTGCAGACATTGCTTGAGTAACTTGGGTAATACCCATATATAGAGAAGAATAAGCTAATACTCTCCCTCCAATATTTTGAATCCATTTTGAAAAGCTCGTTTCACTTAATTGTGCATTAAGGTGTCTTGTTGCTTCAGTAGAAGATACGAGTGATTTATTTAAATTTTGTAAACTAGCACTTCCTTCTTTAACAGTAGTAGATAAATTAGTACTTGTAGCGAATGAGGCATCAAACTTAGCCTTTTCCTCTCTAACCTTTGTTAACTCTCTACCTAGCTTATCTATCTGCTCTTGTGCGGCCAAAAGGCTCTTATCTGTGGCCCAGTTAGTCTTAGCATTTTTTAAACGCTCTAGTGCCCCTATTTGCTCAGTATACTTTCTAATAGTTTGGTCGAACCCAACATCAACGGCTACTTTATTATCAAGGCTTTTCTTGAATGAGTTAAACTTATCCTTTAGGATGGTTATACTACTTCCAGTAATGACTAACTCATTTCTCAAAGACTCCAAATTAGCAAGTCCTAATGTCTTATCTGCTGTGTTTAAATTTGCATTGGCCTCAACATTATTCTCATATTCATTAATTAGTTTTAAAAGACCTAACTTTTTGTTTAAGTCGGTAAGCTCTGCACTAGCAGATGCAGGAGACCCAGCACTTCCCTTAGTTTTATTATTTAGATTTACACTGATTGCATCAATTTGAGCCTTAATAGCATTAATTGTGCCAGAGGAGGTATTTCTCAAAGATGCACCAATTCTATCAACTTCTAATAATAAACTCTTGGCAGCCTCTCTAGCATTAACAAAGTTCTTTGATAAGTTGACATCCTCTTTAGTTTCTATTGCCTTATCAACAAGACCTGCAGTATTACTAGTCCCTGCTGTAATTTTACTAACATAAGTGGCAGTAGCTTTTGGAGTAACAGCTGTTGGGGTAAGAGTTAATAATGCTTTTCTTTTTGCAATCTCATCATCAAGCAAAGCTACAACTTTCTCGGCCGCTTTTAAATCCTCTTTAGATGCGCTATTCTTTTGAGCCGCAGCACTAGCAACTAGCAAATTTCTCTTAGCCTCTAGTAGAGTTATATCACTTTGTAATAAACTTTTTGCTTCTTTTTGTTTGGTTAACAGCTCAGATTGTGTTACGGAGAGGGATTTATATAAGTCATCAGACTTTTTTAAGAGTGCGTTGATTTGTTGTTGGTTCAAATCTCCACTTGCTATCTTATCTTTTGAAGTGGTTAGAGTACTTAATACTTTATTTTTATCTGGGCTTTTTATATCCAAGCTAGATAGTTTTTTAGTTGCTTCTTCCACCTTAATAATATTAGCATAATATTTTTCCATATCACGACTAAGTTTATTTAACTGAGTTCCTTTCCCAGTGGTAGTTAAAATAGTATTAACGGATGCTAATTTATCTTTGAGAGAACTTAAAATTGTATCAGATACTCCCAAACTTTTCATGGTTGTTAGGAGGTTTTGAATATTTACATTTGCGCCTTTAGCAGTTCCACTTAATTGGTCATTAAACCCTTTAAAAGTACCAGTAACTGCTGCTAATTTTGTATTTAGGTTTGCTAAAGTTTCTGTAAATGCTTTCCAGGTTGGATTATTCTTATCATCAGCTGCAGCAGAGCGTTTAAACTTATCGAAATCATCAGTAGTAGCCTTAACTTCCTCACTAAGGCTTTGTACTTCTTTAGAAAGGGCTTTATACCCCTTTTGTGCTTTCACTAAAGCTACATCATTACCTTTAAAGACTACAGAGGCGGCTTGCTCTAATTCCCCTACACGTTTAAACGTATTTACTAAGTCCCCATCAATCTTACTGAGACCCTTTGATATAAATTCTACCCCAAAACTAAGTGTTTTATCATTAGCCATTATTAGCCCTTACTCGTAAGTTATTACTATATAATCGTTAACGCCTACCTCTGTTTTGATTTAGCTAGTTCCGCTTCCATTTGCAGTCTCTTTCTATTTTCTATACTGTTATTAATTAACATAGAGAAAATACAGAAGGTGTGTGTCTGGTCAAACCAACCTCCATCGTCTGGCAAAAATCCAGCCTTAAATATATTGTAAGCCTCAATTCCTATAGATAGTATAGATAAATCCATATCAAAAACTGGGCAGTGGGTATATAAGTTATTATTAATAACTAACTTAAAGTCTTTACTCTTTTCTTGCTCCCCCAAAAACCCACAATTTCTACTCCCTTGTAATCTTTTCTGTTTACATACTTCACACTTCCAATTATCAGAGGATAGTACATCTGAAAAATAAAGGTCAGCCGTTGTTGACATGCGCTCATATTGCTCTGAACTAATACTAGAGGTCTTAATAATATGGTCTGCAATTTCTTTCATTATAGTAATAGGCAATGAACTGAACTCTAATTTGTTATTTTCTACAGTTTCTATTGACTTAATGGCTAACTCGCAGACCCTGTAGATATACTCATTTGGTTTATTTTCATTATAAATGGTATTTACAGTATTAATATCTCGTAAGGAGAGCGTAGAAAATACTACAGATACCTCAGGAAAGGAGGCATCTAAGTATACGGAAGGGGTGTAGTAGTGGGTTTGTTTATGAAGCTGCATCTACAGTAGGTGTTACTTCTGGAGTAATAAATTTACCCAAAAATAAGTCTGTATGCTCGGGACTTCGTGTAATATTTGCAATCAAGTTAGCTAACTCTGCAATAATATCTAATGGGAGCAGTTCAATAGAGCTATCCTCTACAAACCCACTGGCATCTTTTTTCAGCTTAACAGTGTTAGAGTTTTCGTCAGTTACGTTAGTCCATCCTACAAGTCCACGCTTAATAATATTCCAGTTAAAAGTACCAGAAGCAAAACTAATAGTAGCATCATCTTGATTAACTTTAGTTAGGCCATCTTCAAGCTTAGCAAATGTTCGCTTGTCAATACGTTTTACCTCAACAGTAAATGGGTCAGTATCCTCTCTACAAGAAACAGGGATATAACTAAATGTTTGTGTTGTTTTATCAGAATTTGTGACTAGTGCCATTATTTTCTCCGTAATTTAATCAAAAGTAGAGGGCATACAGCCCTCAGTTGGTTTACATATGAGCTACGTAAACAGCCTCACCTAGAACCGCATCTTCATACGCTTCAAATTCAATCTTGTTTTCAAGAATACCATCAGCATTTTCAATAGAAACCGCTGTATAACGAGTACGTGGGAACCAGATAGCAAACTTATGAGTACCAGAAGTCATCTCAAGGTAAACAGCAGCATCTGTGTTATTCTTAAACTTATTAAGCTCAGAATAGTCAGAGAAAACGATAGACAAAGAACCCTTAATCATTTTCTTAGTAATAGCTTTTGCAGTAATACCAGCAGAAGTAATAGCTTCACGGTCTACAACAGTATTTTCAATTGTGAAAGAGAGGTCTTTTGCTTCATAATCAGTTCCACCGATTGTAAATGTAGCATTTTTACCAACATAAGGGTTCTCAGTAAGAGAAGTACCTGAAAGGATTGTCTCACCAGCAGCAGTTGAATAACCTGCAGCACCTACGTCAAAAGTAATAGAAGCAACATCAGCAACAGGAAAGTCGAACTTAACACTTGAAGGTACAACACCTGTATAAGTAATAGTTTGACTATCACCTGTATCACAACCAAGGAATTGCTTGATAGCCAAAGAAGGCTGACCTCCACAAGGTTTAGCAAGTTTATAAAGAGTTGCTGTACCAGTCTGTGCAGCACCTGCCTCAAAAATCTGCTTAGCAGGGGTGGTACCAGCATCAGAGAACCCAATAAATGCTCCAGAAGCAAGACCAGGAGCTTCTACAACACCAAGAGCAACTTCCAAAAGCGCAGAACCATTAAGGTCTTTACTAGCACCTCCAAGAGGAATAAGCTCAACACCACAGCTTCCGCTTCCGAAGATTTTTCCAGCCATTTTAGGTTGGGATACGAAAGAGTTCTTTACAGCTTTACGCTCAATAGAGTCTCCTTCAGGTTTCATTGAGGTATCAGAAGTTACTTCAACCACGTTAGCCGTAAGGAATGTGCCACCAGTATTAAATGTTGATTCTTTAATGATTGCATAAACCGCACTATTAGAACGATAAAGAGCCATGTAATGTCCTTTGAGATTAGTATGTCATTCTTATTATCGTAGAGTATATAAAATAGTGTTAAACAAGCCGTTTTATATATCTAATTTGTAGGAGCATTTGAGCAATTGAGTAAGGCATAAGAAGACCACCATCTCTCTTAAAGGAAGTTATCATTCCCTCAATACAGCTACACTTAATATAAGTGTTAGCTTCTATAACTCCCTGAGCTACTTCAACTAAGTCTGATAGGTTATCATCAGTATCAGACCCACGTTGCTTGTTATAAATATAAATAGGAATATTTGCAGAAATAAAGGCCTTACTATTGGTAAGATTCTCTCTATTTGTCGTATCACTTTCATAAACAACAGCTATAGCAGGAAACTCTTTAATATCTGTCCAAACTGGGATACTATTTTTAAATACCTTTTTGAACTTTCTAGTTTTCTCTAAGTCAGCGCAAATTGCATCTATAACTTCTATTCTCATAATTGTCCCCTAGCTAAAAATAAACTATCAAATATATCATGCATAGATGGTAGTTGCTTACCACTATCATCGAAGAATCTTTCAATGTCTGTACGTTTTAGCATAGCTTTATCCATCCAGTTTTCCCAACTAGGGCGAGTACCATCTTTTCTTCTTGGTGCTCCATCATTAGTAGCCTCAGCATACGCCAACTTTTTACCATCAATAATACCAACACCAGCAACAATGCTAATAATACGTTTTGTCTCTGAGGTATTAAGTTTAGATATAACATCTGCTCTAATACTATCCCTTAAGTGAGGGGTAGTATCACCTTTAGCTCTTTTATTAAAGTGAGGAGCATCAGAGTCATCTGGACGTTGTTTATGTTGTTTTACAATGTTTGCAGCTGCATGAACTGAGAGTTTCTTATATAGCTCTTTTTTCCACTTAGTTACTTCTTTATTAGCAACAATTCCAAAGCTTTTTGCAACAGCTCCAGTCATCTTACTTAGGCTAAGATTAAAGTTCTTAGCTAACTTATAAGCTGCCCCAGGGGTAAACATAATTAAAGCTTAAAGATTTTAAATGCTTGAAGAGCTGTATCAGCCAAGTAAGAGACTCTATCGAGGGGTTTAATTGCCTGTTTAGTATCAGAAGTAATCATGGATACATTTTCTAAGTTCTTAGTAATATCTGTATACATTTTCTTACCAACAGAGAACACAGCATTTAATAAGCTAGGAGGAATATCTGTATGAGTTGCAAAACCTACTGAATATACAACTACGATATTACTTGTCCCAAGAATAAAAGTATTATCAGGAATATAAATACTATTTCTAGAGAATATAGCAGTTGATGTATCTAAGGGTTCATCAGACATAGTGATGGAAGTAATGCTTGTAATGTTACCCTTATTAGTGTAAAGCTTCTTAGAATTTCTACCATCATGATACTCTGTAAGAGTGCGAGGGTTTATAGAAATATCATAAGTATTGTAAATGAAATCTTCAACTTGGGTAAGTACTTGAGAGGCGAATGTAACAACTTCTACATCTTCCCCAGATACATCTATATACTTAACGAATAGTGCAATTAACTCTGGGGCCATGTATAATCCTTATTACTTTTTAGCAGGTTTTTCTTCTACTTTGTCTTCCACTTTTTCTTTAACAGCTTTTGTAGCCTTAACTTCAGAAAAAACTTCTGGGAACATATCTAAAAGATACTTCGCATCTTCATTAGGAACTTCGTACTCACGTCCAGTAACGAAATCAATACCAACAGAGGTAATACCTAGACCAGTAAACAATAAATTCATTTCTATTCCTTAAATCTTAACTCAGATATGGGTCACATACCTCGGCTAAAACTAAAAGAAAGAGTGGGAAATCCCACTCAATTCTTAGAGATTGACGATTGCAACTACAGGAGTAGCAACGATTGAAAGCTTTTTGAAGTCAACATCACGGTATCCAACATAAAGAGTTGAACTAGAAACAGCTTTACGCTCTTCCTCAAGACCGATTGCTCCACGGTCAGCAATACCGAAGAAACGCTTATTAACAACAAGTACTGCAGTTTTAACTCCAGGAGTAACAGTATCAACAACACCAAGTGCAGTCAAGTTGTCAGGGATATAAGCAGAAGCAACGATTGGCATACCATAAAGTTTGCCGATTTCTCCAGTAAGGATAGTTGCAGCTTGACCATATTTATCAACAGTCATAACCTCAGGGATAGCCAACATATCATAAGCAACATTTACAGGAGCGATGATAGCAAGGTCAGTCAAGTTCAAGCCATAAACACCAAGTTTCTTACGAGCAGCAAGTACTTTAGTAGCAGTAATAGCAGTAGCACCACCATCAATAGTCATACCAGCAAGTACAGCGATTTTCAACAAACCATTGAACGCTTTACGAACGTCATTAGCATCAGCGATAGTAGTATCACCAGCAATAATACCTTTTTCAGAAGCACGAGCCAATGAATATACCAACTCTTGTTTTACCAAATCCATAACAGCAACTACTGCTTCTTGGTCAGCTTGGTCAGTAACACTTACAAGTGTTTTGATACGGCTAGTTTCAAAAGTAATTTTACCAGCAGCGATTGTTGACTCGATAGCGTCTGCACCAGGAGCAATCAAATACGCAAGAGCATCAGTAGAACGACCTGGGATACTGAATTGGTTACGATTAGCAGGCATCTGCAACTTAGTAAACAATGGCTCAATCATCAACTCAGCTTCAAGCTTAGTCAACATTTGACCACTAAATTCTTCAGCCAACCAACTAGAAATATCAGCAGGTTTAATTGCTTTCTCAACAAGACCAGCCATATCTTTATACTCTGCAAAAGACTCTACAGAACGTCCAGTAAGGATAGACTTAAGGTGAAGATTAGCACCAACAGTTTTAGCGTTAGCAATTTCTTTATCAGAAACTACAGTGTCTTCAAATGAAGTTTTACGTTCAGCCATTACACCAAGTTCTTTGTGTAATTCTTCAAGTTGTTTTTCAGAAGCAGATTTTGATTCTGCCATTTCAAGTTTAAGAGTGTCTAACTCTTTCGCCATCTTTTCAATTGCTTCGATTGCCATTAGGTAATCTCCTTAATATTTTAAATGTGAATTTACTGTTGCATCAATTGCTTGACGTAGCTCAAGTAAATTATTAATATAATCGTCTGTAGCTTCCGAACTCTCTACATAAGATAAAACCTGCTCAAAAGAAAGAACATTAGGTAGTGTAACTTCACCCTCAGCAGTTTGGAAAGAATCTCCCTCAGCATCTTGGATAATAATTTCATTACCATCTTCATCAGTTGGCTTTACATCAAGAGTATTATCGTCTGTTTCTTTTTCGACTGTCTCTAAATCAGCAATAAAGTTAATAATATCTTCTGGAACTTCATCAAGTACTTTAGTTTCTACCATTTCTTCATAGTGTTTTAGTAGGTGTTTTGCAGCTGAAATCTTAACTTCTTTGCTATAAACTAGTTCATCTTGTACGCTTTTAAGGGCAGCAAATGCAGATTGAACTCCCCCTTTATTTACAGAAAGTTTACCCTCATCAAATTCATGGTGAGGGAATTTCCAAGAGCTTTTCTTTTCAAGGTCTCCTACAACTAAGTAAGCTTCCTCAATTACCTCTTTAGTAGCATCAGTACTAATAGTGTCAATAAGGATAGATTTATCTACCTCATTCCAACGTCTGTCAGAGATTTCTTTATTCTTAATTTTTTGAGCACAAGCAATAGTATGAGAACTGGTAGCCTTACTTGCTAGTAAACAATTACCACTAGCACAAGGAGACTGAGTAAGAGTAGTAAAAATAGAATCTTGGTTATCAGGAACGGAGACAATAGAAACCTCCAAAAGCTCAACAGCTTTAAAGTAATAAATGTCTGCTACTGCATCATACATACTATCCGTTGCTCTAAACCCGATTGAGAAGGTTTTTAGGATACCTTTTTCTACAGCGTAATATACCTTTTCATTCAGAACTTGATGTACTTCAGCAGTAATTTCTAATCCGTTTAAGGTTACACTAATATCAACAATTTTACCAACTGGGTGTTGTTTATCATGATAAGAGAGGAGAATTGGGTTTTTCTTGAAGTTTTCTAAGTCGTACCCACTAGGAAGAACTGAGTCTCCACTACGGTCTACTACAACTTGACCATTATCATCAAGGAATCTATTAGCAAATCCTTTGATATAAATAATGTTAGCTTCACTAGAACTTTCGGAAGTACCTAGCTCCTTAACAATCTCCAAGTCTTTCATTACTAAGGTTAGGTTATCCATTAATAGTCCCTTTTAAACTTTCTTTTAATATCTAAGAAGATTATCGTTAATAATCATTATTAGTGTACGTATTATGGGGCCGTATTGGCTACAGCACCGTCAGAGGCCCCTCCGTTGGGGTCTGTACTTCCTGCTCCACCAGTAGAAGGGGCTGTCCCAACACCAGCAACTGCAGCACCATCTTGTACATAAGTTGCCCCAGTTCCAAATAAGTAAGCCGCAAGGATATTCTTATCTGCATTTTCAACTGTTACTTTTGGTAACCCAATCATATTACGTCCCTCATTAAGAGTTGCAAGACCTGTAGAATATAAAGTTTTTGCAGCATCAGCACGTACATCTAGGCTCGTTTCAAGTTCTACAACTCTGTCTAAATCAAACGTGAAAGTTAGTTTAGGGTTCTTATACTTCCCACGCAAGAAAAGGGTAATAGAATCCTCTAATTTATATAAGTAAGGGCGTACAGCAGTATTAAATACTGCCTTCATCAAGTCTTGAGGTTTTGATGTGGAGGTATTTTCTCCACCGAGGGCTAGTGCATTAATTTTAAATACACGAAGAACTCTTTTATCACTAATATGTAGAGAATCAATTAGTTTAGAGTCGTTAGGGGAGACCTGAATTGGTTTATATGTAATTCCTCCAGGAAGGACAGCAGTACCACCTCTATTAACCCCACCTTGTCCATACATTACAGCGAACTGGTCTTGGAGTGCACTTACCTGTTCTGGACTAAGAGCATACTCAGACTCTAATAGCCCTGTAAGTAGGCTTGAGTTTTCATAAAAACTCTTTAAGTCCTCTAAAGCATAAGTTTCTAGTAATAGAGTATCAAGGAGAGGGCGTATAGCTGGAACTCCATAATACATATTGTTAAGAGTAGGGTTTCTTACAATACACACCTCATCAGCAGTGTATGTAATTTTATCTTTCCAAATAACACCCTTAATATAATTGCTAGAGTCTGGTACGATTTTAACAGAAGAAGGGGAGCCTAAAAACCAAGACTCAAGATTACCTTTATTAGTCTCATGTGTCATAAAAGAGGTACCAGATAGCAAGATAGCCTGAATATTTAGTTCAATCATTTCTCCCCAAGTAAAGAAAGGGTTTGGGGATTGAATCCAAGCATTTAGTTTATCTTTCTTAGGTAGTGGTAAAATCTCTCCATTGTCTCCCAGTGTTCCAATTCTAGGAACTGCTTGGCTGGCCGCTTTGGTAATATAATCAACACAACTAAAAATTAACTCGCTAGTGTGGAAACTATTTTCCTCAGATACTTTTGCTAAGCTACCCTGACCCCCCTCAAAGTTTTTAGCAGCTTCAGCATTATTTCTACTAGCTTTAGTGTGAACAAATAGAGAACTGCCCCCACTATTACTAGTCTTATCTTCTTTATTTGAGAAAAAATCAAAAATTCCCACTATATCCCCCTAGAGTATATATCAATTAACTTATTATCGTTAAAGCGAGAAAATAAGTAATTTTGGAGTATTCTTAAAGAAAACTGAATGCCTATTTTAGGGAGTTTGAAAGGCGTGTCCCAAGACCTATTAATGTATTCCCCTTTAAGAGCTTTTTCTAGAAATCTGATATTCTTTTTCTAGAAACCTTACAGCTTTTCTCTAGGTGACGATAATTAAATAAGCACTAGGAGATTAAATATGAATGTTGATTTAAAGAGTTCACCACTTAAAAGAATATTATCAATTAATGACTCAGTAATAACTTTTGAGTGTGTATGTGGAAAAACTTTCCAACAAGAGTCAAGTTTAGTTGAACCTCTAACTAGATGTTCTGCTTGTAACTCTAGTATGACATCAATCATTCCTTTAACTCCTATGGAAAAAGAAGAACTAGGTAATTATATGTTTATGAATGTTCTTTGTGAGTACAATAATAAATTTGTGAGATTATAAGATGAATATGGATTTAATTAGTCAAGCATCACAAGAGGTTGGGGAGTTATCTCCTGATGTTATAGAGAAGCTTGAAAGTGACTTAGTATTCACTGAGTGCTCTGCCCCTAGTAAGCCATTAACTCTAGTTGAGAGGGCTGTATGTGAGCTTAGAGCTGATAAGAAGTCTAATATGTACATTGCTTCATACTTAGGAATATCTTTAGTTGATGTTAAACGTATTCTTGCTAGAAATACAGTCAAAGAGTTCCTACAAACCCTCATCAATGCTCAGTACGACCTTTCTAAAGAGTACAGATTAGAAATAATGGGCAAAATTATTGATTCTAAGATTAGAGAGATTGAAGAGGATATGGCTGGGGACTACAAAGGTGCTACGAAGAAAGACCTAGTAGATTTGATTATGTTACAAGACTCCTTACTCAAAGAACGAGAGAAAAAAGAGCTTGGGACTAACGAGGACACTTATATCACCCTATTACAGCAGATTACTAAATGATAGTAGAAGATTTTGATGATGCTTTTATTGCGGAGGAAGTTTTACTTACTCAGGACGTAAAAGCGTATCAAGCTATTGTTAATAAAATTGATTATAACTCATCAGCTAGAGCTTTAAAGTTTAAGCCACACCCATCACAGCAGACTGTCTTTGACACAGTAGCTAGTAGGGCCTTTGATGTTATTACCCTAGCCTGTGGTAGACGTTTTGGTAAGTCAGAGGTGATGTCAGCCATTGCTTCTACTGAGCTTCTTATTCCTCATGCTCGAGTACTCCTTGTAACTCCTACGTTTGCTAATGCTAAAGCTATTTATGATAAAGTTGAGTTAGCCATCATTAAGCTTGGGTTGAAAATTAAGTCCAAAGATATTAAGCTGCTTACCTTCACTCTTGAGTATGGCCAGACTATTATTTGTGCAACCCCTAAATCTATTTCTAACGTACTAGGTTTTAAATACTCCCTTGTTATCTTTGATGAGTCCCAGGATGTATCAGGTCTTATGGATATTTGGGAAAATAAAATCAACCCTGCTCAGGCAGACTATGGACTACAAGATGATGGGTTTATGTATTCTAAAACAATGTTCATTGGTACGGTTCGTGACTTTGATAATGACTTCTATATTCCTTTTGAACGTGGTGAGTTACAACAACCAGGATACATTTCCTTTAACTTCCCAACATCAGCAAATCCTTATATATCAAAAGAGTACTTGGCGAAGAAAGAACTTACGTTACCTAAAAAGACATATGACATGGAATATAAAGGAATTTGGCAGTCTTTGAGAGACTCCTTAGTGTATTTTTCTTTTGACCCAGACACATCTATCGTAAAACGAGCAGAATTGGCCCTTATGCTTGAGAACGCTATGGTATGCGCCTCAGGTATCGACTTTGGGTTTGCGGACAATACAAGTTACTTATTGGGCGTTATAGAGCCATTAACTGGAATCATAACAATCGTTAGGGAGTACACTGAATCACAAAAAGCCTTAGAGTATCATGTTTCAAAATTTCTTGAAGTAGAAAGTAGTGTAAGGTCTTTGGCAATACATAGATTTGCTGACCCTTCCGCTGTTCAGCTAATTCATGATATGTCAGTTACCTATGGGTACTACTCAAACAAAGCAAATAATAAGATTGATGAAGGCGTTGACAAGATTAATAGTCTATTTCATCAGGGTAAACTAAGAATTTCTGAGGATTGTAAAGAGCTAATTAGTGAGATTAAAAATTTATCTTGGAAAAACCCAAAAACAAAAGAAGTTATGAGAACAAAACGTCATAAACACTTTGACTTGGCTTTATCCTCTTTACGGTACTTAGTGTATACGTGGGAACAACAAAAAGATTTGTCTATAGTTGTAATTCCTTCGAGGAGAGGTAAATGAATTTTGAAGAATGGTATAATATTAACCCACACAAAGATAAAATAGACGGCTATAATCTTTCTGACAAGGAAAAGCAAAAACTAACCCCAGTTGTTACTTCAAGCTCCTTCTTGATAGAGGTTAGAAAGTACTACATGGAGTTTGTGCAACGTAAACAAAGATATGTTGTTCCAGACTTCGTACGTTCTGAGTTTCCTATATTTTATAAGAAAAGGTACTTCTCAATCTTGAGTTACTATGACCTAGATACTGAGTTAAAGTATCTTATGAAGCATATTCCAGAAGCAAGGGCACTAAAAGACCTCATAGTTATTAAAGATTCTTATAAAGACCTTCTTTCTTCTGAGATGAAGTTCTTTGACGTATCCTTAGATGCGGGTCTCTCTGAAGTTATCAGAGTTAAACATGGTGACCGAGTTTTAGGATTTAAGTTTAAATTAGATAGACCAAAATGATAAAAAAGAATAGAAGTAAATTATCTGATGCTGAGAAAGTATTTTTAACTGATAATTATCTATATTTATCAGATGAGGCAATAGCAGATATTCTTAATTTAGCAAGTGCCACGACAGCACGTAAAATAAGAAGTAATTTAGGCCTTTCAAGAAGTGGAAAGAAACTTAAAGAGTTTGTTAAAGAGGTTCCTCTCGTAATCTGGCTACAGAGAGACTTGTATACTTCTAATAATTTTGAAAATAGTGTAAATTTGAGTATTTAACTTGACAAATGTTTTTTTATGTGATATACTCTTTTTAAATTAAAGTTAATAAGGAGTTTAAATATGTTGCTTGAAATTATTTCAAAAAACCAGTTAGTAGACGGTGTTTTACTACCATTTCTGCCAGAAGCTATGGAGCTTGCTAAAAAATCAGACCCAAGCCCAAGCTTCGATGAGATTATTTCAGACCTTGATGGTGCTTATACTAGGTTTTTATCTGCTTATGGTTTAGAGTCTCGCTTTCAGTCTTTTGTTGAGTACGGGTTTTCGTACCTACAGGGGTTGGTACATCTGGTAAACTCTCCAGATAATGCCAAACTAGACTCGATGGATGTACGTTCTACATACTTTACTGACTTGTTTATTATGTTCAATAGATTTCTAGGAAGAAGTTTTAATGAGCAGCAAGTTGGACTTATTGGAGGTATGGTAGCTAACGCAATGGAGCAACTTGCAACTGCTAAGGTATCTGTAAGTGGCGAGTCTGTAGACTATGCAGGTCTTCTTGGTCACTTTTTTACACAGTTGGAGTCAAAGTAATGGATAAGGTGCTGAGTTGCCAAGAGGCAGTCAGCCTCTTAGAAGACTATTTTTTAGGAACTACCCAGTCTACTTTGTCAAACAGATACGGTATTTCTGAAAAAGCAGTTTACAATATCCTGTACTTAATTACCTACAAAGAGTGTACTAGAGAGTACGTAGTAGCTCAGGGGGGAACTTCTGCCTACTTAATTGAGTTAGCTCAACGTAAACAACGTGGTCTTGGGAGGGTTAAGTGAAAAAACTTTATTTAGCTTTATTTGTAATACAAGTATTGGCTAACTTGAATAATGAAATATTAGCAGTATATGATAACGATAATACTCTTACCCATATCTTTATTATTTCAGAGAATGGTGATAAATTATTGCGATTAGAAGGCCCTTTCCAAAGCCTAGATGAAGTCTTAAATTTTATAAAAAATGTTAAAGTAAGTACTGACTTTGATACGTACTTATATTTTATTTTTGTAGAATCACCCGACAGTATTAATCTTTACAACAGCATTTTTAAGATAAAATACTTCAATTAAAATAAATTATTTAAAGGTTGTTTATGTCCCTGTTACCTATTGAGACCCCTAACCCCCTGTTTGGTAAGTACCTTTACCCTGCTGCTAAAGAGCTAATGGAGCAACAACAAGATATTGCTTGGTTTGCTCAAGAGATTAAAGTAGAAAATGATATACAAGACTATCTTCAGAATATGTCAAGAGAGGCTTATGGACTAGTAAATGTTACTTTGACGGGTTTTGTTGAGGTTGAGCAAGATGTAGGTGATGTGTGGGATGTTATTGGCACTTGGTTCCCTCACTCTGAAATTGAGGGTGCTTGTAAGCAAATGGCGGCTATGGAAAAATCTGTACACGCTTTCTTTTACCAGAAGATGTCAGATACTCTTAATATTAACCCAGAAGATACAGCACAAATGCAGCAAGATATTAAAGCCATTAAAGATAAGCTTACTTTTATTAAATCCATTACTAAAAACTTATCAAAAAATAAGCCACTATCATTGGCGACGGTGGCTTTATTAGAGCAGGTACTTCTTTTTAGTAATTTTGCAATGCTAAAGTCTTTTAAAGCAAATGGTAATAACTTAATTGTAAATACTTTAACTGGTGTTGACTATGTTGTTAATGATGAGGTTATTCATGGTGTTTTTGCCTCTTACTTACATAATACATATTTAGCAGAGTATCAAGAGGTATTTGGGGACTTCGACATAGAGAAGCACACTAAAGATATTGTTAAACTTACGGAGTCAGTAGTAGCCCACGAAGATGCTGTAATTAATTATGCATTTCCTGCAGATTTGCCTATTAATGATATTACGGCTTCTCAGCTAAAAATGTTTATTCGTTCAAGAGCTAATATGGTTCTTAAAGACCTTGGACTCGAACCAATATATGATGTAACTGATAATCCTATAGCTAGTTGGTTTTACAAAGGGGCAAACGCAATAAAATTACATGATTTCTTCTCTAGCGGAAGTAACCAATATAGTAGAGTGTGGTCTCTTACGGCCTTTTCTAGAAAAAAATACCTAGGAGATAAAAAATGAGTAATACCAAGTACGAAAGATTCTCACATACACGTAAGCAGTTACAGCAAGATGGTTTAGCTCCTAGGTGGTTGACAACTGCTGGTTATCAGATGTTAGTTAACCAAAATTACTTAGATACCGCTGAAACGCCAAAAGATATGTATAAACGTATTTCTAAACGTGCTGCAGAGCTTACCCTGTTTGATATTCCAGCAGACTTCGGTTATTCTTCGTGGGAAGAGTGTTTTTACACTGAAATGTGGAATGGGTGGTTGTCTCCATCAACTCCAGTCTTGACTAATATGGGAAATAATCGAGGACATCCTATTTCTTGTTCTGGTACATATGTTGGAGACTCTATTGCTTCTTTCTATACCGCTAGAAAGGAGATGGCCCAATTAACTCAGCGTGGTTACGGTACGTCTTCCTGTATGGACTCTATTCGTCCTAGAGGGGCACCTATATCAGCAGGCGGTACTGCAAATGGTATCATGCAGTTTGCTAAAGGTGTTGTTCAGGATATGGATGATGTGTCTCAAGGAAACTCTCGAAGAGGGAGTTGTGGTTTGTACTTAAACCCTATGCATGATGACTTTGTGGAGCTTGCCAATCAACTTGTTGCGGATGATATGGGTTGGAATGTTGGTTGGAACATAACAGACGAGTATAATACTTTATGGGAGCGTGACCCAGACTTTGCTGATGAGCTTTGGTGTAAAATGATGAAGACTAAGGCAACAAAAGGAAAAGGTTATTTCTTCTTTGTTGATAAGGTAAATAGAAAATTACCACAAATGTATAAGGATAGAGGTTTTAAGGTAAGACACTCTAACCTTTGTGCAGAGATTGCCCTTATGTCCGATAAAGACCATTCTTTTACTTGTGTATTGTCTTCTGTTAATATTTCTAAGTATGATGAGTGGAAGGACACAAAGACTTTCCAAATTGCTACCATATTCCTTGATGCAGTTATTGAAGATATGCTTATCAAGGCTAAAAGTGAGCCAGAAGGTGGTTTTGAAAGAATCATTGCTTTTACGGAGAAATCTAGAGCGCAAGGACTTGGGGTTTTAGGGGAAGCAACATATTACCAAATGAAATCATTA